TTTACAAGAAGAAGTATAAAGGGCAAAAAATTGGTGTTAGGGGTTTTGGTATCCTTGACACCAACACCCTTTCAGCGGAGTTAATTTACAAGTATAGCTTGTTACCACAATTTACCAAACTGATTAGATTCATTGAACGTGCAGAAGAAAATAAAAAACCATCCAAGAAAAAGTCATCAAAGCAGCTTCCAAGTAACGAATAACGTAATCCAGTTACCAGACTACACAGACAAGCAAAAGATAGTTACCAAACAAGGTTTAAGAATTGTTAGCACAGTTGATAACAACTTATTTCCTCAAAAGGTATCTAAACTTGCTAAAGAAAGTAGCACTTTGAAAGCGGTAATTAACTCGTTTGCCGAGTATGTTAGCTATGGTGCGTTATTGACTGAAAATATGCAGTTGGAGCGCAAGTTAACCAAAGACCTAAACAAGTACTATAACTGGTTTGAGTTGGCTAAAAGAGTGGCTAAAGACAGAAGAACGTATGGTTACGGCTTTATTGAAGCAATCCGTAAAGGTAGCGAGGTATTCGTATATCATTTAGATGCTTCGCAAGTGCGATTTATGGAGTATTTTGGAGAGAAACCAGAAGCAGTAGCGATAAGCAAAGACTGGAACGATACTCGAATTAGACCAATAGAGCGCACATTATATCCTAACTACGATGAAGATGGCAGAACGATTATTCCAATAATGGAATATGAAAGCGGAATGATAGACTACCCTTTGCCTATGTGGAGCGGTGCGTTTTTTGATGCACAAGTTGAGAGTCTTATAGGGCAGTACAACGCTAATCAGTTCGAGAATGGAGTTACTTTGTCAAGCATTTTGATGTTTGACTTTGGAGATACTACAGATGCGAATGGAGATGCCGAGAAAGGTTTAGCAAGACAGAAGCAAAAGTTAGAAAGTCAGCTAAAGGGAACGAGTCAAGGCAGAAGCGGTAAGAGTTTAATCGTACCGAAAAGTGGAGATGTTGAAGCACCCGAATACATTACCTACCCGATGCAAAAAGAGGGCAGCTTTATTGAGTTGCAAAAGTTAGTAGAGAATAACATTGTAAAAGCGTGTAGCTGGTTTAGAAGTTTAGCAGGTTTAGAAAGTGCTGGAACTTTAGGCAACAATCAGCAACTACGTAACGAGTGGGAGTTAGCCGAAAGGTTAATTAGAAACGAGCAGGACATCATTATGGAAGCCTTGCAAAAAGCATTTAAAGGTACTGCATACGAAGGAGAAGTAATGTTCAACAATCAATCGCCTATGAACGTAGTTAACGACTTAGACTCTATTACTAAACTATTAGAAAATAAAGATATAATAGGCGAAGCAGCAGTTTATGAGTTGCTAATGATGATGGGAATGGATGAAGAACAAGCTAAAATAATAGTAGGAAATGATCGCGAGTAAAGCAGAGATAAAAGCGTTAGCATTTAGCAATACGTTTGATATAAATGCCGTAAAGGATAACTTGATTCAGTTGGTAGAGTGGGAACAAGTATTGTCTTTATTCGGAGCTGATTTTTACGATGATGTGGTGGCTAATCCAGCGAGTTATACAACGCTAATAGACACCTATTTAAAGCCTTACATCGCTTATAATGTAAAAGCTTATTTGAGCAAAGCTAATCACATTAAGACTGGGAATAAAGGCGCACAAACGGCACAAGGTAGTAACGAGCAGATAGCTAACGTGGAGTTCGCCAAGCGTGAGGCAATGAATATGGCTACCAAGTATAAACGTCAAATGATTACTTACTTGGATAACACCAAACCGACTTTGTGGAAAGGAGAGCCAAAGGATGACCAAATAATTAACAAGATCATAATAATGTAATGGACAGCATTTACGTTACAAATTACTTTACTAATGGAATAGAAAGTAGCTTTATTTTAGCTGCTTTCTTTTTTCTTTTGTTAGCGTTTGTGACCAGTAAGTGGTTTCAGTTTACTATTCGAGATATAGAATCGGATCGTACACCATTAGAAGTATCTTGGCAGTTTTGGTGGCTTGATAATTACAACTCCGTTATTTCTTTTTTCTTAATGTGTTTTCCTATTATCGTATTTACCGAAGATTTGGTGCATTGGCTTGGGTTAAACTTTTTACCAGATGCGATGAAGACTGAAAATCCAATGTATATCTATTACATTTTTGGTTTGTCTTTTGGATGGGTGCTGGAAGTGATTTTAAAGAAAGCGAAGTTAATTAGAAACGCACAAAAATAGAGAAATGGATAAAGTAATAATAGGTGCAATTTTGTTGATTCAGTCAATACAAACGGAAAGTTTTAAGAATAAGATAGTGGATGTCTGCTTGACTATTTCAACTGGTATGGGAGTCTATTTTACTTTGCCTTTTCAAATTTCTACTAACTTTTATGCTCAAGAGATTTTTAGAAGCATAACGAGTATAGTGACTGCAATTGTCATACTTATAGCATCTTTATTTATCCGCAGATGGTGGAGTAAACGATTTAAATGAGATTAATCAAAAGAATATTTATTCATTGCTCTGCTGGTTTCGGAGATGTCGAAAGCATCAAAAGACATTGGAAGTCTATTGGGTGGAAGTCCGTAGGCTATCACAGAATAATTGCTGAAGATGGCAAGGTATTCCAGTTAGCACCATACGAGCAAATGACTAACGGAGTCAAGTATTACAATAGCACAAGCATTCACATTTGCTACATTGGTGGAGTAGATAGGGCAAACGTACACAAGGCAAAAGATAGTCGCACAGAAGCGCAGAAAGAAGCATTAATATGTGAGATTGAAAATGCTTTGCTATACCTTAAACAATTTCAAAGCATAGATGATGTTCAAATATTAGGGCATAGGGACATCAGCGAAGATAAAAACTTAAACGGCAAGGTGGATGCGTGGGAAAGGATCAAAGAATGCCCAAGCTTTGACGCTATTCCCGAATATAAACACCTAATAGAAAAATACAAATAATACCTTATATTTAAAGCGTGAAACTACACGAGTTAAAAGACAAGTTAAGCCAGTTAAACCTAAAAGACTACGATGGTATGCACTTGGATAGCGGCACTATCTTGGATGCTGAAAAGTTTGTGCAGAATCACATTAGCTTTTTAGAAGCCAACGCAGGTAATATCACTTATTTATGTTATTACGATAGGCTTTTGGAATTTTATAACAAAACACAAAACAATGAATTGTAAAAACGCCTTAAGCACCTACCCAAGACAAAAAAACGAAAGTAATAACAAGTGGTTTAAACGAGTTGCTGAACTTACTGGACTACATCACAAGAGCCTTAATAAGTATTTTTACACTCATCGAAACTTTGTAGAAACCCAGCGCAAATACGACAAGCAAGGCAATGTCATAAGCAGAGTTGAAAAGCTACAACAAGAAAATTTATTAGATGTCCCAGATGGCTTGGAACTATCAAGGTTAAGCACTAATGTTACTACTGGTCAACAATGGCAAATCTACACAAAAGAAAGCCAAAATAAAGCCTTTTTTAAGCTAAATAAAGACTTAATCAAGCAAACACTTAAGGAGTGTAATTTAAAGCCTTTAAACGCGCCTAAAATCACTCCGACAAGCAATAAAGTTTTAAAGGTAACTTATACAGATGTTCACGTTGGACTAAACATTACCGAAAACTTGTACGGACTGCGCCAATGGAATGAGTTCCAGTTGATGGATGCACTCCAGAAGATAGTTTACTATGTAAGTGAGCAGTTTAACGGACAATCTAAAATAATAGTAGCCGACTATGGCGATTTTATGGATGGATGGGATGCCAAGACCACAAGAGGCGGTCATATATTAGACCAAAATATGAGTAACGAGGAAGCGTTTAAGGTAGGTGCGCAGTTCAAAATAGAGTTAGCCAAGCGATTAGCGAAGTTTGGAGTTCCTTTGGAATTTTACAATGTTACTAATGACAATCATTCGGGTAGTTTTAGTAAGATAGTTAATATACACGTTAAAGAGGTATTAAGCTACTTACTGCCTGGAGTTAAGTATGAGATATTTAACGACTTTATCAGTCATTATTTCGTGGGTAAGTGGTGTTTCATTTGTTCGCACGGAAAGGATGAAAAGCATTTGAAGTACGGCTTTAACACCAAGCCAGACGACAAAGCCAAAACGCACATAAATCGCTATATTGATAAGCACGATTTACATAAGTATAGAATCGTATGCGAATTTGGCGATAAACACCAATTAATTCGTGATACCAGCCACGCTAAATTTGAGTACAATGTGTACTGGGCATTGAGTCCAGCGAGTGACTGGGTGCAGACGAACTTTGCAGATGGGCGCAGAGGTTTTTGTATTGAGGAGATAGCCGATAATTTTAAAACATTTACAAGCATTCAACTATGAAAAAATTAATACTGATCATTCTATTGTTTGGAGTAAGTCAAGCACAAGTCAACAAGAAGAAGTTAAGAAGCAATATAAAAGACTGCGAGAACGCATTATCAGCGTGTTTAAGCGCAAAAGATACGATAAGTGATACAATCTACATCTATAGCGCAAAAGAAGCCGTAAAAGTCGCAAAACAAGTTGAGAAAACAAAGCGCAAAGTAAAAGTCCAGGAAACAAAGCAGAACAAATCGAACAATAAAACCGATGTCAAGACTGATTGGTTTTTAAACTTGATGCAAGGAATGACGAGAATGACTGCAATACTAACTGCTGGCGGCTTTGTGGGTGGTGGCGTAGTGATCACAAAGTTGCTACAAGCAGCAAAATCTAAAATAAGTTGGCTGAATTGGCTACCTATTTAATGTGCATAAAAAAATAAAAAACGAAAGTATAAACGACTTATCTTTACGACTCTATGACGCCCTATTCTGGGTAGTTTCATTGTTTTTGTTTTGGTGCGCATCGTAACTGGTGCGCACTTTTTTTTTAATTATTTTTATTTTTTTTCTTAAAAAGTTTTTGTTTTTAAAAAATAGTTTTATATTTGTGTTAAGTTATTAATTAATCAAAAACAAACACAATGAAAAATTTT